TGATGTAGGTATACGTGTATCACTGTTTGTAGTAACAGAAGTCTCTAATGTTATGCCGTCAAGCTGGTTTAGCTCTGCCGTAGAAGCTGTAAGAGCTGTGCTATCAGCTAAAACTGAAGCTGTGCCAGATTGCATACCAGCTAATGTTGTTAGCTCACCGTCAGCTATCTTATCAGTTGTGACTGCGTTGCTTGCTATCTTAGCAGATACTATATTTCCGTCAGCTATTTTTGCAGATGTGACTTGATTATCTTGTATATGAGCTGTTCTAACAGCATCGTCTGCAATCTGTGCATTTGTAACAGCATCATCAGCTATTTTAAGCTCTGTAATTGCATCACTTGCTATCTTAGCTGTTGTAACGGCAGTATCAGCTATTTTAGCTGTTGTAACGGCATTGTCAGCAATCTTTGGTGTTGTAACCGAACCGTCAGCTATTTTGCCAGTTGTAATGTTGCTATTAGCTATAGCATTTGATGTAACTGTATTAGATCCAAATTTTGCACCTGTAATTGACCCATCTGCTATTTTACCAGTTGTTATAGCATTATCCGCAACTTTAGCAGTTGTCACGGCTCCATCAGCTATTTTGTCTGTGGTTACAGAGTTATTAGCTAAATCAGCTGGAGCAATTGTACCATCTACAATATGTGATGATGTTACAAAGTTTGTACTAGGTTGATCCCCGTTAAACAATGCTCCTTCTATACTTAATGCTTTATTTCTAGCATCTTGTGCTGTAAAATTAGATTCAGTTGCTGAGTTGTTTAGATCTGTGGCTCTTATGGTGCTTCCACTAGCAAAAGTAGTGTATGTTCCAGAGGCATCTCTGGTTCTACGCTCACAAAATACTACTGTTCCACTAGGTAATGCAGAGTTAAACGTAATTGTGTTGTTATCAGTAGAAAGTTGATAATTATATAAAGTTGTACCTGCTGAAACTGCAGGGAAGTATAATCCATCTGTGTTGTTCACCTGTGGGTGACTAGATTGTGCAGTACTACCAGTAGACTGGCGTAACTGTAACACTCTAGTACCACCCGACAATGTGACATAAACATCTAGATCATCTTGGTTATTCAGTTGTATCCCGACAGGACTAAATACAGTTGTAGTTGTATTAGAAGTGGCAGGGAAAGTTTTTTTAGTTGTAACTGCCATTGATAATCAATGTTAAATTCCGTGTTTTTGTAGTTCTCCTAACATATTTAAATTACCTTTTTTACCATAGAAGGTGGATTGTTTCCTAGAAAGTATACGTCTGTAAAGATCTGGATGATCTCTACGCATTAATTGTAAAGCTTTCTTCTTTTCATCTAAAAATATGCGTTGAACATCAAGATAAAACTTTTGATCTATAGGTCTAAACCCTTCCCGTTTCATCAAACCTAACTCTTTAAATTTCTTAAAGTCACTTTGCCATCTGTTAGACGAAACTAATCTATCTAATCTATCATACAAAGGACTTTCAGCTAAATATCGTTGAAGTTCTGATTGTTCAAAAGAGTTTAATTCTTCGCCTCGCCAGGTTCTTAATGTTTCTGGTAAGTTAAAGCTTATATCTCGTAAAGCCGTCTTGACTTTGTCATTACCAGCATAGGTAACAGCAAAGGGAGTTATAGCGTTCCAGAATTTTAATAATGGATTGCTTGTATATGGTGTAAATGGTACAGCCTCGTTACCTTTTGTTAATATATCATACTTTGGCGGTAAACCTTGTTTAAATATTGCATCTCTTCTTATCATTGTTTCTAAGAAACCTCTACTAACTCGTTCATTTTCATCCATAAGGTTACCTAAAGAAGCACTAAGACCAGCATAAGGTAAAGAAGAACGGGCTAGTTTAGCAAATATACGTTGCACCGCTACATCACTTGTTTGTCCACTAAGTAATTGAGATAAATCTTCAACACCAGCTAACATAGATTTGTCAACAATAACAGCAGCACCCATAAATACTATTTTTTCAAAGAAATTATCACGTACATCCTCACCTAAAGCATATTGATAGTTTAATACGTTAGCAACTGAAGTTAATAAAGTGTTATATGGTTCTATATCTGCATAAGAAAAATAAGTATCTCCAATTTTTATAGAGTTAGGTTGTATTTTATTTAATCTCCAAAGATCTCTAGTCTCTTTATCGTTAGGCATCATACCAGTTAAATTACCAGTAGCTGCAGCCATAGCTGCGATGCTTACTAACATAGTACTTGCAGCCACTCTACCTCTAGCTAAAGCAATAGCTTGTGGTATATCAGCTTTTCTAATACCATATTCTTTTAATATAACGTTTGCGTTACCGCCTGTACGTTCAAATTCTATTAAATCTTTAAATTTTTGATTAAATCTTGCCAATAAAGGAGTGTGTTGCCATGTTAAATCAATAGCATTAATACCAGTCCTTACAAATGGAAAGAAAAATCTAAAACCAGTTTTTTGACCTATAGCTTCTAACCCTTTATTGCTAGAACTTAAAGCTTTAGTAAGAGCAGTTTCGTCCCCAGCAAGAGTAGCAGCTCGATCACTAACTACATCCATACCATATTTATCTGTTTTAAATATCTCACCTTTAAAATTATCTTCAGTTCTAGCAGCTACTTCTACCACGTCATCTAAATCAACACCATCATCTATTGCTTTTCTAGCAGCTCGCATACGCATTTCAAATCTACCTAAAAGATGACGAGCAACAGCATCACCAGCTCCCATAGCATTAACAGAATAACGAACCCAAGGAGAGTTGTTAAAATCTAATAAAGTCTCGGCAATCTTATAATATGCCATTTCGTTTGGTGTGCCATATTGTTCAACATATTTGCCCATAGCTTTAAATTGAGCAGTATTTGTTTCAATATTAAATTTACCAACGTAAGTTTGTGCTTGTCTATTAACGCCTAAATCCCAATTATGTTTAAATAATTTAAGACTATCTTGGAACATTTCGTTTATACCTGCTATTTGAGCAGATGCTATAACAGCTTCTTTCTTACTACCTGCTAATGTAGCACCTAACCATGCTTGGTATGGTCTTAATACTGCAATTAAATTAGTACCAAAAATAGCTTTTACAGCTGTACGAGGGCCACTTAAAACTGAATGATAAAATACACCTCTTAGTTGTTCTCTTATACCAGATCTATAATCTTTACCTTTAAAACGACCACCTCTAGTAGACACTCTAATAAACTCTTTAGCGTCATCAAAAGTAATAACGCTACCTCCAGATAAAGTATGTAATTCTAACAATGTATCTCGTTGTTCGACAGTGCCTTCCTCAGTTATACGTCTTAATTCTTGTTGAAATAAATCAAACTCTTCATCTATTCGTTTTAAATTTTCTTCTATATCTGCACGTACCTCTGGAGTTAATCTAACAGAATTTGGATTCATACGTTCTAGTTGACTACCAGCCATATAACCCATTTTTTTGTATTCACGTAAAGCAATAACCATAGCATCATTTGCCATGTTTAGTTGACGTTTTACATCAATTCCAGGGGGTAAATCCATAGCACCTTTAGCTAATAATGATGCCCTTTTAGATAATGTTTGTATTATAAAGTCTAAAGCAACTTTTTCTTCTGCAGTACCTACAATAACCTTCTGTCCATCATGCACATATTTAACATAATTAGGACTATCTTCATTAAAATATGACCCTACAGGACGACCTCTATCAACGTCTTTTATGATTCTACTATACAATTCATCAGTAGCTTCTAGTATTCTAGCTTGTACTTTTGTATAATCAAATCTGTTATCTAAACCTTTAAAGATTTTTGTCGCCAATTCTTCAGAAAATTCTTTAACATATTTGTATACATCTTCGCTACCGTCTGCTAATCTTCTTAAAATTTTTTCTGAGATAACTTGAGTGCTAGGGCGTTCTCCCGTAGCTACAACTTCACCAATTAATTTATCTGTAGCTGATGCTACGTTTTCATCATCTGGTATAACAGACTTCTGACTATCATTAAATCTATCTGGGTTTCTATCTGGGGTTGCACGTTTTTCAGCGTTAGCATTTTTATATGATTGACCTATATCATCAAACCAAGGATCTCCAATCTCTTCACCTGCTTCAAATGCTTGTTTTCTAAGATCTTCAGCTTTAGGTCGCTTAAAACTTTCTGGATCTGTTTCATCAATATCTTTACTGGTAATAAAATCATCATCATCGTAAAATGGATTCCACTTACCTTGACCTACTAAATCCATTTCTAAAGTAAAGTCACGTTGCATATTTTCGTAAAGTTGTTTTTTATAATTACTGAAAATACGCCTAGCTTGTGAACCACCTACTCTAGATGCAACAGCTGCATACATGTCTTTTAGTAATATACCAAATTCTTGAGCAACACGTTTTAAAGTACCTGCAGGGGCTAGTGAGCTAGTCTCATCCATATACTTATAAAATTCGTCCGTCATAGTTTCAGCAAACCACTCGTCTAAATTTTTGTAACGGTAATTTGTAAGTGTATATTTCTTTTTGTTAAATAATTTAGCATCTTCAGAACCACTAGCTAAGAAAGTTCTTTTACGATTTTGAAACTCTACATTTAATCTTTTAACGTCTGTAGAAGGTAAATACCTTGACAAAGTATGCCATAACTCATGTATCATAGTATGAGTTAAACCCTCTTCTTCCATCGCTTTTTTTTGGATTTCAATTAATTTATTACCAAAATTAAAACGACCTTGAACATTTAATTTATTAGTTATAGATAAAGATACATCACCAAAGAATCTATCTCCAATAGTATCTATAAATTGTTGTATTTCTCTAGCTTCGTATGCGTCTACACCTTCAGTTAAAAATCTACGTTCTAACCTGTCCATAATATATTGAGCACCTCGACTACCTGCAAGCCCTCTTTCAGCTTCAAGGTTAGTTTTCCAAGGTTTTCTAGGAGGTCTGTATTTAAAATTACCAGACTCAAATATAGGTAACTCTGCATCTACATCTGGATTTCTATTAGCTAAATTATATTTATCTAAATCAATCTGTGTATCTGGATCCCAATAAACTCTTACCTTGTGATTTCTTACCCCTTGTTTACCGTTGTACTCAATACCACCATAACCTAATTGTTGTAACTCTGCGTGTAAATTATCTAACATATTTACAAGCTCTGACCTAGGATATAGTTGTTGATCTTTTAATGCACTTAAATAATCAGAATAACTTATACTACCTGTTGAAGGCCATACACTATCTAAATTACCAGACTCATCTAAATACCCTAGTTTTTTAATAATCTGTGCCTCTGGAGATTGATCGTCAAAAGAAAAAGGTTTTTCAGCATCAAAAAATCTTACTGGTTTTTTCTGCTTAACTCTATAAACAACTTTTTTAAATCCTTTAGGATCTAACTTTACTGTTAATCCTTCACCGTCTACTCTGTTTCCTGTAGACACTGTAAGATCGTTAACAGTATAAAAACCATTACCAAATAAGTTATCATCTCTCCAAATCCTTTCTCCTTTAGTTACATAAGGGTAATCCCCTGGAAGTCCTTTAGCACTGCCATGATAGTATGTATCTAAACCAACAACCTCAAACAAGTTACCTCTAGTTAAATTAATATATAACTGACCTAACTCTTCGTCTAAGTTAGCTACAACATATTCTTCTAAAGGATCTTCTGGTATACCTTTTTTATTCCTAACATCTTCTGCTTTTAAATCTTCACGTTGTTTATACTCATTAGCAAGGTCATTATTTAAACTATTTTCTGCAGCTTTGTTACCAATAGCATTAGATTCTTCAATAGACTTACCTTCTAAACGGGCTTTACGGGCAGCATGAGCACCTCTTGCAAAAGACATAAGCCCATAAAAAGCTAAGTTTGCTCCTCCCCCCGCTAGGATAGTTTTTGTTTTAGCAACCCAAGGGTTATCCTTATCTGGGTCAACAGCAAGAAATTCTGAAAAAGGTAACCAAGGTATATACTCGTTTACTAAATTAGCCATGTTAGCATAATCAGAGGACGATGATATAAGATCAGCAACAGAACCCTCTGCAGCTATAGATGCACCTTTAGGTATAAATTTAATTAACTTTGCACCTTTTCCTGTTCTTGCTACACCTCGTACAGCACCACCAATTATAGGAGCTTTTGATTTCAATGCTCCTCTTAATAATTTTGCACCTCTAACTTTATTAGCAAACGCAGCTGTTTTTCCAAACAAACTTGGTGCTAATGCACCTCCTGTTACAGAGGTTGCTTTTACTAACAAACCAAACTCAACCATTCCACGTGTAAGTTTACCTACACCAGAATGATTTTCTACTTCAAATCTTTCGGGTATATCTAAAAAACCAACAGGTTTATTACCTCCTAGTTCTCTATACTCTTTATTGTTAAATATAGGATCTTGCCCTTTTTCTACAGGAGTACCCTGTATCTTAGCAGCAATAGATGTTATACTATCACCTGTTAAATCAAGGAAGCTACCAATACTTTCTACAGCATCAGTCGCACCACCGTACAAAGCTTTACCAACTTCTGTAACAGCCTGTGCGGGGTTATCAGCTATTAAACCTTGATCTTTGTCAGCAGCCTCTTGAGCTGCTACTTGTTCTGCATTAGGTTGTGCTAGCTCCTCTGCCTTAGCAGCGTTGTCTAGCAAGATTTGACCCTCTTTTGCAGCAGCATCGAGGGTTTCATCTGAATGGTCTATGTACCGTCTAGGATCATTAACCGTAGTTTCTCCTTGATCCTCAACAGTACCCAAACTCATTAAATCATCTTCATTCATAATTAGCGTTCATCAATAGCAACTTGGCAAGTTCCCGTAGGATCCCATGTAAAGTGCCAAGATTCTGGATCTTTACTGTTTTGATTTGGTGGTGTTATGTTTTTATGTGGACATAAATTAAATTTTTTGTGATTAGCTAAAACCCAATCATAAGATTCTTTATCAGCCCAGTTAATGTCTATAGCTGTACCAGCTCCATGATTAGATTTTCCAGGTTTTTGAACAGCAGAATCATTAAATTTTACACCAGATTCTTTAAGATTAAATAATCTTTTTTGTTCTTCGTAACTTCTATACCCTTCGTTTAAACCTATAAAGACACCTGCATCATTAGCAGCATCTAAGAAACCTTTTACCTCTGCATAAGCATCTCTTCTAATAAGTATCTGACCACCTAAATTAGTACTAAATGCTTTGCTCCAAGATTGAGGATTAAGAGAAATTTGACTGTTAAAACTATTTTCATAACCTGTTAACGGCACTAAATCTTCTGGAAATACTCTTCCGTTCATAGTACCATCTATAGCATAATTATTAATTTTACCTACTAAATTTGTATCTTTTATCGTAGTTGGGCTATTAGCAAACTCTGGTTGTCTAGTTAGTATAGTTTTAAAAGCTTCGTCAAAACTTGTAGCTTCACCATTGTTATAAGTTTCAAGAGCTCTATCTTTAATATCATCTATACGTTCTTGACCAATAATAGACTTAACTGCTGGATAAACAACATATGTTAACACATCTTTATTACTTGAAAACTGTGTAACCAATGCTACATTATTTAGCATATCAGTTATATTATTAGTAGACAAATAATTTAAAACTTTACGAGTGTTTTCAAATTGTTTTTTACGGTTAGACCATTGTACATAAGCTGGATTTGGTTCAAAATCGTGATGTTGATTAAGTAATTTTCTTAAAGTACCACTAGCTAAACCAATACCAAATATAGCATCTGCATCATTTTTATTTTCTAACAAACCATAACTCTTAATGATTTGCATTTTTTCAGGTATTTCTAATTTATTAAATTCTTCTATTTGTAAATTAAGATCATCAAGATTAGTAGCTATATCTACTGTTAATATATCTTCACCCTTACCAATAAAGGATTGATCTAACTGTAAATTAGAATTAAATATATTTCGATTTAATTTATTATTTTTAAAGAATTTATCAATAGGAGTTGTGCTACCAGTATGATAAGAGTTTAATATGGCTATAGTATGATCTCCATACTCTTCAGAGTTCCAATTATCTATATCCCCTGTTAACATATGTGCACTAACCATACGTAATAATATATCAAAATTATTTGTTTTTGCATCAGCTAATTTTATTCCTTCAAATAATTTAACTTTTAATACTTTTTCTACTAATTTAGGGTTAGATATAAAATCTTCATATGTAGTACCTTTATGTTCTGGAGGTAAATATCTTGCAAATTCTGTTTCACTTATAGGTATAGAACCGTCTGGAGTTATAAAAGTATTTAATAAACTACTTGTATCAATGCGACCAGAATCTCTGACAGCATTGTTAATCTGAGTTTTATCTCCACTTAATAAGGTTTTTCTTACATCTGCTGTTAAGTCTTCCCATGTATCAATTTCTTTCTGTAAAGTTTCTGGCCATTCTACAGCTGTCCCACCATTTAAAACAAGTTGTTTATTATATATCACAGCAGGGTGTTGACCTGTAGCACTAGCTTTAGATAATTCATTAAATATACCTTGAGGTCTACCTCCAATTAATTTAAAAAATATAGGATTTTTAATAATTGATTCAGTGGTAAATATATCAACACCTTGACTATCGTTTTGTAATTGAGTAAATCTTTCTAGTATAGCTCTACTTTGTTTAACCATATTTGTAGGACTAACTATACCTTCTTCAGATTCTAATGTCCAAAACCTAGTGCCTTCCCATCCCTCTACACCAGTTTTAAGTTGTATGTTTGGGTCAACTTCACCTAAATTAAGTTGTCCAGCTTTATCAAAAATAGTAGCATTTTGAGCTTTAAGTTGTTGCTCTAAGAAAGCCCCCGCAAGTTTCATAGCTTGCGTCTTACTCATATTACTATTAGTTGACTGGTAAGATTTAGCTAGAGCTATTAGTTTATTACTATAATATGCTGACGCTGCATCTTTCTGCATTGTTGCCATAGTTTCTTCTATTTCTAAATCTTTAAACATCACTGCTGTTAAAGAATTTAAACTATCTAAAGCTGCTACATGAGCGTTCTTTGCATTAGGATCATCTTCAAAATAATTACCTACAGCACCATCTTTTACATACCTTTCTAATACACTTGCATCTACCTGTGTTACATTAATTAAACTTAAAGGTATTACACCACCTTCATCTACTAAATATTTAGAAGCTAGTTCATCCATATAAGATTCAGATTCTTCTTTACTAAAAGGAGTAAAGTACTCAAAACTAGAATCAAATTGTTTTAGTTTACTATTAGCCCAAGCCTTACCAGCAAACCTTTCGTCTTGCATAAGAGCTGCTAATTTTGCTTTACGTTCAGCCCCACTTAATGTACGGTCTGTAAATATAGAAGATAAGTTTTGGTCAAAAACCTTTTTATCTATTTTATCTTGTTTTGTTGCTTCATCTTCTAAAGCTGCTAATAAGTTGGCTTGTATGTTATCTCTACTAAAATTAGAACCAAACAACTTTTCCATAGAAGACAACTCATAGATTGGTTTGCCATCTTCGGTTCTACCAGTAACTTTAGATACACCTGGAAGATAAAATCTGTCACTTGAAAGATAGTCTAGTATATCATTTTGACTATCCATATTATTATATTTATCTGATTTCATAAGATCTATGAAAGCTGCCATCATAGTTTCTTTAGCTTTAGCATTGTAACTTCCGTTAGGATGCAATACCTTCATAATTCCAGGAAATATAGAAAACATTTCTTGAATTGCTAAATCAGCTTTTTTTAAATCTTCTTCTGTCTGATCGTTTGTTAAATTATCTGAGCCAAACGGAGCAAAATCTTCTATCTTTAAACTTTCTATATAATCATCTAATTGATTTGTAGCAAACTCAACTCTTTCTTTTTGATATTCTTTTTGTTCAAATAAATTTGTTCTTTCTAAAACTGGTTTTGTTAGATATTTATTTACAAGAACTTTACTTAAACCAGAACCCTTTTCTTCTATATAAGCTCTCTGTAATTTCATTAAAATTTCTGTTCTTACATCAGAATCTTTAATAGAATAATAATCAGAAAATTTAACTGTATCTCCATTTTCTAATTGTACTTCAGCGTTTGCAAGAGAATGGTCTGATGATCCAAGTAATACACTATCTCTAAAAGCATCCCATCCAGTAGCAGACTCCATAAGAAGTCCTTTTCTAAAACCTATAGCAAAGTTAGAGTTTTGTTTCTTAAGATTAAGTAACCTATATTTTTGTCTAAGGCTAGCTTCATAACCAGCTTCATCCCATGTATTTTCTTGATTTGTAACTGCTGTATCAGTAGCTAATCTTTGTTCTGATATTTTTTCTTTTAATTCAAGTTCTTGTTGATCTGATAATTTAACAGCGTTAAGAGCTTCTTCGTCACCTTGACTAGCTTTAATACCTTCGTTTATACCTTCGTTAATTTGACCTTCAACTACAGGTTGCACTACATTTTTTAAAGTGCTATCTAAAAATCCACTTAGTTCTTTACTAAATTTACGTAGATTGTTAAGCTCGTAAACGTCAGCTTGAGCTTCTAAATTGTTAACACGTTTTTGTTCTGCTATAATCCCATTTGCTTGTTGGGTCATAGCTTTTAGGTCTTTGACTCTATTTTTTTCAAGACCAGTTGCGATAGATGATAACCTTTTTGTTTCATCTGGAGCTACACGGTTTCTAAAACCTCTAGCTTGTGTGCTTCTTTGATATGCCATAATTATTTATCCTCTCCAATCTCCACTAGACCAGAACTCTTTACCACCAAGAGTTGTTCCAGTAGCAAATCCAGTTCCAATACCACCAAGTATGGGGCCAAGTGGGGATGGTTTTCGAGGAGCAGCTTGTTCTATAGGACGTACAGTTTCAAATGATGCGGTAGGTGCTACGGCAGCGGATGTGGTTATAGCATTATTTGCCTTAACATTAGATGAGTATTGATCGAGGTCAATTCCATAACGTTCTATACCGTAAGCTCTAGTAGCATCAAACACTGTAGCATCAATCTGTGCTTGTGCAAATCCTAGATCTCTTTCTATTTGATTAAATTCTAACAACATAGATTGTCCAGCTGGCATGCCACTAGCTAATAATGTACCCTGTGCTTTTATAGCTTTAGATAAATTAGCTTGACTAGCAAACATTTGCTCTGTTATTTTTTCTTTAAGTTGTTGATCTTGAGCTGTAACAGCTCTTGTAGCTTCAGCTTGGTTTAGTTCTTTTTGTCTAAAGTATGCAGTTCTTGAGGCAGCATCAGCTTTTAGTTGAGCTGAAAAAACCTCACCTTTTCGTTGATCGTTAAACGCAGATATTTGTATTTGATTTAGATAGTTCTGCCTTGCCATAGCATTGCTACGGTTAACAGCATCAACTTGATTTGCATGGGCTCGATTTTGTTCTGATATGCCCGCTATAGCTGAAGCACCACCCATTATAGCAGATATTGCTGTTATTGCTGTACACATGGTTTAATAAATTGTATTAAGGGTACTCCATTATAGACATGATAATTAAGTAAAGTAAATCCTAAAAGTTTCAATAATTTTATGTGTGACTCATTACGCATATCAGCTTGGTTACACAAATAAGGATTAAGTAAACTGTTTACCCAGCGTTTTGCTTCTTTAACAAATGTATGAGGATATTCTGTGCTGGCATCAGTACATAACATCCATATTAGATTGTGCGGTGTCACTCCCGCCACTCCAGCAGCCTTGCCGTTGGGAACCGTGAAATACACGGAATAAGTTGATTCATAAAATGATTGAAGAATAGAAGCCTCCGCACATAATCCTGTGGTTTCTTCGGCTTCTCGTCTATCTTCGTAACGTAGGTTAAGCCCTACACTCAAAGCTAACTCTGGTGTGCAAGGCTTAATATACTTACCTTCGTACATGTCTTTTTTCGTTGTAGTTGCCATCCCAGCTTGCTGAGAGTAAGGCGGTGGAAAATGGGTCTGGTATTTGTATTTGTAAAGTATACTTTTCGTTCTTTGCTTGTATAGGCACTCTTACTGATTTAGATAGTGTAGCTGGAGCTGAGTTAAAATTACTATTGTTTGTCAACATACCAGACTCAAACTGAGTGTAGGTACTACGACTAGATAATGTTGGAATAATTTTAAACTGCATAGGGCCACTAACACCTAACTCAAAGTTAAGTCCAGATATACGTAACTCACCGTCAGTATCATATCTAGCTTCTCCTCTGTTAAGATAGTAGGTTGGTAATTCTATAATACTTGTGTAACTATATCCTACTGCTACTTTAGCAGAGCTACTGATATTTATATTATTAAATGTTGCACTATTTGTAGTAACAGAATCTGCTTTTCTAACAATTCCAACGATAGAGTTACCGTCACTATCGTTACCAGAAATACCTATCATAAAAAAGTTTGTGGCACCCGTAGGTGTATAAGGTATTGTTAATACTGTCTTCTCAGGAGATGTTGTAGTTTGTGCAGTACCTGTAACAACACTTGCTATAGCTAGGTTATCGAGGCATGGTTCAAACCAACGAGCTGTTTTAAGGGGTGAGCCTACATCAGACACTGTGCCACCTAATACATAAGCTCTCGTAGCATTAGCATCTGCTACATATTCATACCTACTTAAGATATAATCACTACCTTGTAGTGTAACAGTAAAAAAGCTACCACCTGTATATAGTATATGTTGCATTGTACCTGTCAATGTCCAACTATACCACGCAGACTGTTCACGTCTTTGACCAGCGTTGTAATACTTGTAATGATATACTGAAGTATCACCTTTCTTGCCATACGTAACAATACCAATAGGTACTGAGTTAGCAGATTTAGTTATATCTTTTGGTAAAAATTCTGGAACTACTCTAGTCTGTTCTGTTATATTAGGCGGTGTATCATCATCTAATATTGTAGCTTCAAATGCTCTAGCATAGGCTGATACATTAGATGTAAATAGTACGGATGTACCAAGGTCTACAGGTTGTATGGTAGAGTCACATTCGTAACTTGCTACCTTTTTTAATCTAGCTGTTTTAGGACTAAATATATCTGACTCAGTAAATAATAAGAACTGACCGTTATCACTAAACATCAATAAGCCTTTTTGTATAGGTAATGTATGATTAATAAACGCAGGTTTTATATCAGATACTGTTATATCTATAGGGTTATCATCACTGGTGGATATAGCAGACACAATAAAGAAGTTAAAGTACCCCCCAGGTCTACTCATTACTATGTTTTCACCCGCAATAAACCCTAATCTATTTCTGTGAAAAAATATTTCCTGTATTTCTTGCCCGTTAAATGTAGGAAAAGGGTTAGATGCGTTGTCTCCTACTACTCTATCTTTCCAATAATTTTCGTTATTTTGTGAATTTGCTGTAGCTTCATCTAATTTAACAAATGTAAATGTGCCGTTACGATTATTTATAAGTGCATGTGGCATTGTTGCGGGATCTAAACCCTTAACCATAGTTTGGTCGGCTGCAGTACCCGCAAAATTATGTGGTCTAACACACTCTTCCCAGCTACCAGCTCCAGACACGCCATTATCAGCTATAAACTCTACATAGTAATCATCAACGTCTAAGTCAGCAGTGTTAGCTATTTGAGCAACATACCCGTGTTTACACATAGCAGGTAATCTACTAATATCCTGTGCCTTTTGACCAATAACACTCATGTTTTCATTGACAGCACCACCAAGAAAGTTGACACCATCTGCAGCAGAACCGTGCATAAACAAACCACTACCTATAACTTCAGCAGTTACGTTAGATAGATCACTATTAACTTTATCTTTTAAACCTCTTAGAATGGTTGCCATACTTAACACACCATTGTCTGGATTTTTTGGAGATTTAAAATAAGCTATACCAGATACATCTCTGTAAGTAGTTACTGGTTCTACAGCTTCAACTGATATTCTATAAGTTTCTCCCTCTAAACTAATGTCTATAAATAGTCCTTCTGCAGTAGATTTATTAGTAGTCCTAATTAAACCACCGTCTTGTAGGGTTACTGTGGCAGTGTATCTAACATCATAATCTTGTATATATCCTAAGAATTTACTTTCATTAGAACTATCATTACCTTGATAAGTAGCAGTGTTGTTGGCAATAAAACTATTACCGTTAACTTGTAAACTGCCCTCAATATTTTCTGTGATATTTGTACCACCTACTTGTGCACCACTGGTACTAACTGCACTACCTCCAGAAAATGACCACGTCAATGTACCAGATTTACTTTGGTCTTCGTTTGTGTCATCAAAGGTTGGGCCTTGTGCACTGCCTCCAACCATCCTGTCTACTTTAACAGAGGTCACTCTGAAATAAGTATTAGGTGCAGGTGCTGTACCAGAATATAATATATACTCAGTATTATAAGCCACAGTATCAAGCCTAGCATAAGAATAGTCCCCGCTATGGATAGGTGAAAAGGTATTTCCAGTAGTGCCTACTGTTTTTTGTGGATTACATATAATCGTATAATCTTGTATAGTTTGTATTGAATATTCTTTATGTGTACCTGTCTGCTGCATGTATTGAAATAAAGAATCTCCATTACTATTAGTGAGACTTTGTTCTACACCAGTTGATAGATCCCATATACGTATAGGTTTGGTACCAGAATAACTGGCAGCAGGTGTCATTTGTACAATATATTTTTCGTCACCATCTCTCAAAATTTCGTACCAAAATCCTGTGCCGTTTGCGTTAGTTAGGGTCTTAACAAACTCTCCAGCTGGACGTTTTTTTAAACCAAATGTTATGTCTGGGACAGCATTATCACATACCCTTACCTGTCCTGGAAATTTAATTTTATCTGGCTGTTGAGATACACCCCCTAGAAAGTTTGGGATACGTTGATTTACTGTTGGCATTACATTCTTCTCAATACTTTAAATGGACGATACACGGTATTTGCATCTTGTTGATATTGGAAATCATTAAAGATATTATAGTCGCCTTGCTTTGCATCGTACTCAAGTGCAGTGGCTCTTGCATAGGCTTCATCAGCTTCAAGTAACTTAGCAGACTGCGGGTTGTTTACCATACGGTTAGAGGCGATTCTACAGGCTCTAGCGGTGATGTAATCTTTAAATGGTTGTGGTAGATCTTCAAAATCTATCATCCATATTACATCAAAAAATAATTTACTAACATTTGTAAATGTAAATGTATGACCTTTTTTATCATACACTTTGGCTACACCGTTATCACTACGTCTTACTACATCATAATCTTTTCCATGCTGGAATATATTAAGATCCATCTGTAGTATATTATTAGGAACTACCACTTGGTTGTTGGTATCGGTGTCAATAGGATACTCATTCTCTGTGTTGTATGACCATCCCTCAGATTGTATCTCACGGCAGACTTGCCTTAGAGTAGTCTGTGCCATAACCACTTCGGGGCTTTGCACATTAGTTATAGTATTAACTGGGGATTCTCCAACGCTCATCAAGATTGAGTTTACAGCATCTAGTTCGGTAGACACTCCGTAAGATATTACTGACATAATAAAAAAGGGGGACTAAGCCCCCATATAAATAAATAGTTATGAGAAAGCAGCTGGCTTTGTAGTTGTTCCAGCGAACAATTCTACACAAGCTGCTGGGTTTACATAGTCTGCTCCCATAGCTAGTCTTCCTAGGATGACATCGCCTTGGTAAACTACAGAAACGTCCCCAGAAGTTACTTGAACCTGTGGGCCAATAGTTTCAACTACACCTGCAGCCTCACGCTGGAATATTAATCCGCATGTGTTTGCAAAGTTAGAAGCAGCACCGTAGTTCTGACGAGCTCCGTAGTTGTTGCCTGTAACTGTTGTAGCTGTTTCAATTGCCTCAGATACAAATGAACCTGTATTTCCAGGATCTACTGTATCAAGGTCAGTAGCAGCTGAAGCACCACTAGCAGGTGCATACTTTGTACCATACTTAGAGAAGAATGGAGCGTTCATTGACTTGAAGATTCTGATACCTGCAATTTCAATTACACCGTTTCCACTCTGTAAAGCTGTACCTTGTACATCTCTGTTAATTAGACCGTTAGAGCCTGCCTCTTGTATGAGGGAATAATATTGCCTAGGGTTTAATACGGCCACTCTTCCGTCATCACTCACCCCTTTTTCATCTAAAGCAGCTGCAGCATCATAGAAAGCTGTAACTAATTTAGTTGAATCAAGAGCATCGTCTGCGTTAGAACCCGCACCAACTCTGATTTGTGTACCACCTGGCTCAACGAAGTTGGTTAGTGATACTGGAGATGCCTGTCTAGCACCTTTAGCAATAGCTCTGAAGATTAGTCTATCATACTTTTGTGCAAGTGCGTAGCCGATCTTCTTAGAGATCTCTCCTCTCAATTCATAGTGTGCTAGTGTCTCATCTAGCTCATAAACAAAAGCCGAGCTGATTAATAGGTCATCGACTGTAATTGTTTTTTCTGCTACTGGAGGAGTTTTGTCAGAGTTTCCTAATATACTGTTTCCAGGTGTGTGGTATTCCGCACTTGTGCGACCAGTATAGATGAACTGTAAACTCTTTCCGTTGGTTAACGTACGCTTCATGACTAGGTCACGTGCGATTGTCTCCCTTTGGAATCCAGTAAACATCTCACCTGAGAACAGCTTTAAATAAAGGTCTCTGTTGTTTGTAGCGTTTGTCGCTGTATTTATTCTACCCAGAAAGGTTTGTGAAGCTGGGTTATTTGTTGACTGTTGTGCCATTTTTATAAGGTATTAATTATCGTTTCTAGATCTAGTTTTGTTGGAATCTTATTTGTTTCAGTTAAGACTCATACTGATGTTGTGGTCTATCCCACCGTCATGACGGCATTAGGTATCTCCGTAGAGGCTGATGCCAATAGGTAAGGGAGGACTCGAACCTCCCTGTATGCCATTTACCTGTTTGGTGTATATGCGATGCCACGATACTTAAGTTTCATAGCTCTAGCATGATCCTTCTGCTCTTTAAGACGAGCTTGTAGTTCTACTTGAGTCATAATATACCTCAGTATCAGACCCCCGTTCCATGATCTGATTGCATGCGTCCCGAAGGATGAACGGACGTGGCTGCCAGTGTCTAGTGACACCAGCTATGATAAATAGATTTGTAATTAAAGTTAAAATTAATGTAAATCTATGCAAGGTCTAGTGGAAAATTATGTGCGTTACGCTCATGCATCACCTCGAATCCAAGGTTTTGTCTATTGACTATGTCAGCCCATGTGGGAATAACCTTACCGTTTGCATCAACAACTGATTGGTTGAAGTTGAAACCGTTTAGGTTAAATGCCATAGTAGCTATACCCATAGAGGTAAACCATATGCCAACCACGGGGAGAACAGCCAGAAAGAAGTGTAGAGAGCGAGAATTGTTAAAACTTGCATATTGGAAAAGTAAACGTCCGAAGTAGCCGTGAGCTGCAACGATGTTATATGTCTCCTCTTCCTGTCCAAATTTGTAACCATAGTTCTGAGCTTCCAATGCAGTTGTCTCCTTGATAAGAGAAGAAGTAACAAGACTTCCGTGCATAGCAGAGGCAAGAGAACCACCGAATACCCCAAGAACACCGAGCATATGGAACGGGTGCATAAGGATATTGTGTTCGGCTTGGAATACAAACATGAAATTAAAAGTACCAGAAATACCAAGAGGCATACCATCACTGAAACTCCCCTGCCCGAAAGGGTAGACAAGAAATACAGCAAAGGCTGCTGAGACTGGAGCTGAGTATGCTACTGCTATCCAAGGTCTCATACCTAATCTGTAACTAAGTTCCCATTGTCGTCCCATATAAGCAGAGACACCGATGAGGAAATGGAATACGATAAGTTGGTATGGCCCACCATTGTAGAGCCATTCGTCAATGGTTGCAGCCTCCCAGATCGGGTAGAAGTGCAGACCGATTGCGTTTGATGATGGGACGATTGCCCCAGAGATGATGTTGTTTCCATAGAGTAGAGAGCCAGAAACTGGTTCACGTATCCCGTCTATGTCAACAGGTGGAGCAGCTATGAAGGCGATAATAAAACAGGTTGCAGCTGTAAGTAATGCAGGGATCATAAGTACACCGAACCAACCAACGTATAGTCTGTTGTCTGTGCTTGTAACCCACTTACATAACTCTTGCCACTTATTGGTTGTTTCTCTTTGTAATGAGATTGCAGCCATGTGTATAAATATGTAAAATGTACGAGGTTATAATGCTCCCACCAGCTAGAGCCGACCTCTTATGGGAGCATGTTGATTATAAAATTCCAGGTATAATCTGACCTGTAAAGAAGTATGTACCTATAGCAGCTACTACTCCTATCATTGCAAGGCGACCATTGAGCTCTTCAGCTACGTGCCACTTGTCATTGTTGTGGTTGTGTGTCATTTCTTTTTACGTTTTTTTGCGGTTTTTGCTGACCTTCTAAAATTGGCAGCGGTGGGAGCTCCTTTGCTCCCTGGTTTTCTCATCTTCTCACCAGAGCCAGCTTTGATACGCTTACGTTTGGCGTGGATGTTTGCATAAAGTCCTCTCTTGGCAGCCATGTTAGTACCCCTTTTTCTTTGTTGGTTTAGACTTTTTCTTTTTCTTTGGCATGATTAACATTTCCATCTTCGTAATGCAAGAGCTTTCCTTGTAGGTCTACCCTTGCTGTCTTTCATTGGCCCTTTGTTACCCTTCATACGGGCACAGAAAGAACGCTTACGTGCACCTCCTTGAGGTTGTGGAGCCTTAAGTTTAGAACCAGTTGCACGATTATATTTAGCCCTACCTTTAGCAGTAAGACCACCCTTACGGGATTTCTCACCTCTACCTAGAGACAAGCTAACACTTTTTTTCTTAGGCATTACTTACCTACCTTGGCTTGTGCCCTCTTATGTGCCTGTGAGAATGAGACACCTTGCCTCATCAATCTTTTCATAAAAGCCATGTGCTTTGCAGAGTGATGTTCAGAATGTTTTTTTAAAGTATTCTGTTGGCGAGTAGTTAGTTTCATTTATGTTTACACGTACAGGGCTTCATCACTTTTTTTTCTTCATGTTTTTAGCAATGGCTTTAGCTACCTTTGGTGGTATCTTTGGGTTTTTAGCCATTAACTTTTTAGCACCGTTGCCTTTTTTTGCTGGTCTACCTTTCTTACTTCCGTAAGTTCCCTTACCCATTGGCATGATTAATCTCCTATACTTTTAAGTTTGATGCGGATAGTTTTCTAATGACATCATCTCTGAACGCTTCATCAGATGTGTACTCTGGTTTATTCATATCTCTTACAACCTCTGCCATACTTCTGTAAGTCTCTTGAGGTGATTGTTTACCAGTAACTATTTTAGAATCACGTCCGTTGGCATCTTCATACTGTCCCATAAGTGCTTTCACTGCAAATTTTATAGCTGTCTTATTTCCTGTAG